TGAAGGGTCAACAAAATCAGCCAATGGCTTCAAATTGTTATAAACCTCTTCAAGCTTAGCATCGTCTCCACCGAATAGTGGCTCAACGGAATCGAACTCTGACTTATCATAGTTACGATATCCCTCTACTTGACGAATCTTCAACTTGAAGTTAGCACCACCCCAAAAATCGAAAGGATTTACAGGTGTCTCATCTGCGAACTGAGGTTGCATTACATCCATAATCTTGTCAAATATCTTCTTACCGAATTTGTACAAAAATACTTTACCTTCATTCTCTGGGTTAGCTGAATCAGTAACTACAAGAATGTTCGAGACATAATGTAAACGACGTTTACGTTGACGAGCTACATCCTTATCTTCATCACGTCCAGTGTTCCAAAGATAAGAGTTCATCTCACTTACTGGGTCTTTCTGACCAATTGATGTTAGTGAGTTCTCGATGTACCATCGACCTGTAGGGCCTTTAAACCCGTGGTCCCAGTATCTCACCCAAGGTAATTCTTCACCTGAAGGTGCGGGTAGGAATCGAATAACAGCGTAACCATTCCCAGCCTTATCGACTGTTGGTTTCCACTCTCCATCGTTTCCGTAGGATTTCTCCTTAGTTGAATCAGCAGCGCTGATTAATTTCGACATCGCATCGTTGCGACTTGCTTTTAGTGCTTCGAATGACATATTATATTTTCTCCGTATTGCAGTGTATGTTATTTTTTATTTTGTATATGTTATATTATCACAACTTGGCAGAGATGTCAATTCTTTTAGAGCATTTTCTGCCATTTTTGTTGTGGGTTGTATTCCTATGTATTCCAATAGGATTCTGTATTTATATACTTTATGCGTTAGGTTTTCGTAGACCTTAAGCGGGTCTTGTGATGAGTGAAGCGACATCCATCGCTTTTTCAACATCATCTCGAAAATACATAACGTCTCGATACTTATCATATCAGCGAAGTATATATCATACAGAAAAGTATTTCTTGCTTTGAACAAATCTTCGAACTCCCACTTCTTATATTCAGCTTCTTCAGTTATACGTTTACAATCTTTCTGAAAATTATAACTTAATGAATCTAGCTTTGCTTTAGTATCTAAGTAGTTCTGATGTTTCATATCTGTTGGCCAACCTTCATCTTTCAAAAAGTTAGCAGCATAAAACAACAAGAGTTCTTTTGGTTTATATGTTCTAGCAAATTTCTCAAAGAGGTACCTTTCCTTTTTCATTTCGAAAGAGGTAGGGTTTACCTTTGATTTAAAATTATATTTAACTGCATTAAAGTCTGTTGTAAAATGCAGCCTTAATGAATTATAAATTTGATATGCTTGAAATCCGTTCACTTTTTATCCTATTTTACTATTTGCTATAGGTTTTATTCCAACCGATTCTTGATATCTAATAATATGCCTTGCTTCTAAATCAGCAGTATTTTGATAACACATTTCTTTACCAGTTGAAAAATCAACCATTTTACCTTCAGCTAATCTAATATATAATCTTGGATTTTTACTTTTATATAACTCATCAAATACTAAAGTCATATACTCATTGGGGTGATTATGTCTATATCTATTTAATCTACCAATAGCGTCTCTATCACTTTGACCAAATTTTAAAATTTTGTCTTCAGTAGCAAAGAAATAGTTTAATGGTTGATTGCAATCTAATTTATTGATTTCCCAAAGATATTCTAACTTTTTAGTATTATTTCTTGTAGTAGATTTTTTTATATACGCTGCTAAAGTATATGGTTCGTCAATATAATCTGACGAAGTCCAATATTTTGTGTTATTATAATTATCGACCATTATTTATGTTTTACTATTTACTAAAATATAGTGATATCCACATTGTGTTTGTACTGGACCTACTACTTCATTAACGGGAGCTTCCCAAACCGCTTTATCAAACTCTGGCAACATTTGCCCAGGTCCAAAAAATCCTAGATGTCCACCTCTTTGAGCACTATTGCAATCTGAATGTTGCTTAGCCATCTCAGTAAAGTTTTCAACTGTGATTTTGTCTTTTAAGTCAGTAGCTTCTGCTTCTGTCCTTACTAGAATATGTTGTGCTGATGCTTGTTTCATTATCCTTGTCCTCTATATGGTTTAATATAATGTTTAGATTGTTTCAAACGAGATGTTTTGCGTTTTGCATGAATCCCTCGTCGCCTTACTTTTTTAGTTTCTGTTTTACCAATATTGGCGTGTTTTGCCATCTCCTAAAATAATGTTGCTGTTGAGGACTTAACTATGTTTCTCTTCATAGCTTCGACCTCAAGTTTGTTTTTCAGTGGCCCTTTCTTAATCAACTTAGCCACATCTTCTGGTTCAAGTTGACGTTGTTCACATATCTCGCAGATTGCTTCTGAATAACTCATGTTATCTTTTTTAACTAGAAACTCTACGAGTTCGATAAGCTCAACTAATGTGAGCTTAGTTTTAATTGTTGGTTTTTGTTTTGCCATTACTTACTCCATAATAGTAGTGTGTGTTCGTTACATCTTCCATTTGGAGTAGTAACTTTAGTTTTTGTAGATTCTTTAATATTGTCCAATGCTTTGGCTTTATCTTTTTTATTCAATGCAGCTTTAACATCGTCGTAAACTTTTTCTCGAACGGTGAATGTATAACTCTTTGACTCATCAAAGTCTTTAATAGAAGTACCTTTAACGGATAATCCATCTCGAGTCAATGATTGATACTTAGCCAACTTTCGAGTCTTAACATTGTATGTGTAGAGAATCATTGCTCCACAGATACGTACTGGTGGTATAGACTTTAAGTCATCAGAGTCTGTAAGATAATTGAGTTTCTCCACTTGCTTAATTGCAGGTTTGGTCTTCTTGACTCTCACTATTGCTTTCTTGTTAGCAAGCTCATACTTCTCAACCTGTTCTTTCATCTTCTCAAAAGTTTTAATCCACTTATTGAGTTCTCTTCGAGTCAGAAACGAATATGCTTCTACGCATTGCTCACATTCACCTGAGTGAGCATCTCTTAAGTCTATCAAATATTTATCGAGAAAGTCGTGAACAAACTTACAACCTTTTGCAGGAATGTTTGCTCCACCCAATAGCTGAGTAAGATTAATTGGCTTTACTTCATCAAAACCATTTACCCATTCGTCTAGAGCCCAATCAAGGTGACAGATAACTTCTGAGTGAACTTTATCTTCTAAACGTTTCATCGGTGGAATCACCGGAGCCTTTGGTTTCTCTGGCTCATCATCTTCAGTTGGTTCAGTATGTTCTTGCGACATATATCGAACCATTGAAGAGATTTTAGTTTCAACTACTTTTCTGAAATCTTTTCCGTCATGTTCAGCCGGCATACCCATCATAATCATACGAGCAATCTTAGCTTCAGTGGCGACTGATACTTCTCGACCACATCTGCGTACCTTCTTAATATCATCTGGCGAATGGCCATGTGATACCATGTATTCCATCAACAGATTTTTAAAATCATCAACATCTAAGTAATAGGTGTAGAAGTTAAATCCTCTAAGTAACCTATCTCTAAATTGTGCCTCTGAAAGTTCTGCGGAATCTTCCCATGTTGGTTCAGTTCCTGTATGATTTACGTCCGTTGGATTTACCAACCCATTCTTTAAAAATTTACTTTTCTTACTCATAATTTAAATACTCTACACTATTCCTTTCTCAATGTCAATTCTTAAATGTTGCAATTACTATTAGCATAACAAAGATACTCAAGCTACTTAAAGTTAGATACCAAGGTCCTTTTGCTATAATGTTAAAACAGATTGCGATTGGCCATGCAATCAGTAATGCGTTTAAATATTTGTCTTGTGTGAATTTCATTTATAAAATATATGCCTTCCTATTTTTACAGTTTTTGTTAGTGACTTTGCCCAGTATGGGTCCACGTAGTCAGCGTGATAATGGTCAGCACCCTTTGTATAATTTGATTGTTTTCCTAGAATGTTTTGCGCAATTTTCCAACGAGGGTGCTTCTTTGCAAATTGGATTGTTTTTTCGATATCTTTATCATTCCAGCATGAAAATTGTTTTCTTTGTAAACAGACTTCAGCAGGAGTCATCTTTCTTTTTTTGGCTCGAGTCATAATGACTTCATAAATCGCTTCAAGAGCTCCTATGTGATATTCTCCGCCTGCTTCAAGTATGATAGTCGTAACTACAATATCATTATCTGTTGCTGCATTTGCAACTCCACAGATTAAAAGTGATGCTATAAGTAAGTGTCTAATCATACCATTTCTATTTCTACATAAACTCCCCAATATTGGTCAAATATTGGAATCATGCCTTCAACCGTTGTCATAGACCAAATAGCATCACCTACATCTGAAGTGATTTGTGAATCTGTATCTGTCCACTGTGAATACATGTTATTTAAACGAAGTAGAGTGTCTTTCGACCCTTGTACGTCGTTCCTATTTAATTTTACTTTTACTTTTTCTATCATAAATATGTTCCCATTAAATCTAGTTCATCTTGAATGTCGTCCTCAGTTGGAGCAATTGGCTCATGGTCGACAATAGGGTCAAGTGGTTCTAATTCTTTTTCGTTTGGTTCTTGGTTCTCGTTCCACATAGTTCTTTATTCTCCGTTCTAATTAAAAATTGAATCTTGGCATGTCTGACACATACCTGATATTGTATACTCTCTGTGAGACAATTCGTCTCTAAATTCATTTGCTTTGCCATCACATGTCATACATATGTTGGCTCCGATATAAGACCGACGATTTTTACCCGTCAGTGCTGCTATTGCTGACTCTACTGATGAATGTTTTTCTATTGCTTGACTCATAATCCTACTCCATTAAATATTTCATTCTGTTCAGCCAAATCCTCACACATTGTATCGAGAGCTCCTTGAGCATCTGACGTCACATAACAATTGTTGTTATTCGACCATTTCAGAGCGCCCTCTTCTGAAATGTCAACCTCATAATTGGCAGCTTTGTTCCAAAGAACGAAGGTACCTAAACCATAATCTAAAACGTAATCTTCAGCCATTAGTATTTCACTCCTGTCCAACAGATTTTATTTTTTAATGACTCGACCGTGTCATCAATAATATTTCCTCGAGCGAAGTTTCTCGCCGGAGCTTTCCAACTGGCTGACTTCAAAATGTCGCCATATTTAAAATCTTTATCATTCTTAGAATTGACAATGAAGCAATGAACAGAACGTCCGCCACTCTTGTAACTCAGTTTGATATATTTGGAGCCTAAATGCTCTTTCATAGAGGAAGCATATTCATAATAAGCTCTCTCTGAATAATTCTCTGAATCTTTACAATCGATAGCTGACTTATCTTCATCGATTTTGGACCACTTTTTATAGGCTTCGGAAGCTAGACATTTTAATAAATCAATGCCATCAACCATTGAACGACCCGGTTTGACCAGGTGGTGATCGTCACTGAAATCGTGACCTAGAATTTTAATTTTGTTACTCATAATAATTTTACCTTTCTCAATCTTATATTATAATAGTACGATACAATATCTGTTCTGTCAATAAAAAAATCACTAAAAAATGCATTTTTTTCAGTTTATTGTGGCAATATTTTATCCCAGTCGTCAACATTATATCCCTCTGTCATTAGCAGATTTTTAACATCTTGCTTATCTTTATATCCGTAAACATCATCGCCGGAGTTTCTCCACTCTGGTATTTTCGTAAATTTTCCGTCTACGATATAAGCTACTTCATATTGCGTATAAGGCCCTGTAGGAGTCTTTGGATAGCAATAGTGGTAAGGTCCCGCTTGTATTGATAAAAGCCCATCGCGGAACGGTACCGGCTCATTATATTTAACTTCTTCCATCATAAATTATCTTTCTAAAATAACGTATTCGCCGAATTCGTCATCAAATCTGTGAATTAAATCTTCATAACTACCTGACATTAGGTCTTTGGTGAGACTCTCAATTTTGTCTTTTGCATACTCTAATTGAGTTGCCAATTTTCTGGCCACTCCAATCAAATAGAAGGCATTACCTTCGGGCCCCGTCAAATCGAGGACAATGTGAGTTTTTTCTATTTTTTCTCTAATCATATTATTATAGTACGATAGGATATAGCCAATGTCAATAAAAAATATGCTAAAAATGCATTTTTTTCTGTGACTTTTGAATGTATAAATAGAGAAAAGGATTTAATATTATGCCAATAAAAGTACGTACTACAGACGGATTTAATGCAGGATTGACGGCAGGTACGAATATACCTGGAAATGGTTCACCTTCAGTTTCATCTACTCCACTTACCCATAAAGACTTAGATAATAACTTTAAGTCTGTCTGGCCAGTAGGTTCTGTTTATTTTAATATATCAACAGATATAAATCCTCGTCAACTTCTTGGTTTTGGAACATGGCAACCTTTTGGGGAAAAAACTGTTTTAGTTGGAAAAGTAGATGGTATACCACCAGAAAGCGGAATAGTATCACGAAAAATTACTGCGGCTAAACCATTAGTTTCTCGTGCTCGCAATGACGATAGAGGACAAATTGGTGCAATCACTAATTCTAGAATAGAAATAACACTTACACCAGATAATGCTCCTTTTTCTGTTGGGCAAAAAATAACTCTTAGCGGATTAACAAATTCTGAAAATAATAGTGTTATTTTAAATAGAGAAAGAGAAATTTTATCTCTTGGTGATGCAAATGGAAATTCTAGAGGAACAAAATTAATGGTCGATTATTCCTCACCGTCTTCAGATACTTCAAATAATGCCGGTATTTTTGGACGTGGGAGTACTTCTTCTATAAGCGTATCTTCTGATGCTCGAGCCACTTTATTTGGAACTTTGTATAGTAATCTTTCGCCTTATATGTTAAAAGGTCAAGGCGGAGAGTTTTCTCATAATCTAACGAGAGACGAAATGCCAAAACATAGACATGCGGCTGATTTAGTAGAAGATGGTAGGTCTGGCAATCAAAGAGAAGCTGATATTGAATACCTTAATAGACCTGCAATCAGAGCATCTGATGGTGGAAATGATAGCATAAAATTATCAGGTCGAGCTCATGGTGGTGGTACAAGTAATAGAGACAATTTAAATAGTACAATGAGAGGATTCTCTCACGAAAATACAATGCCATTTGTGACGTGTTATATGTGGCTTAGGGTTTATTAATATGGCTTACACATCTAGAATATCAAAAGGTTCTGAGTTAACCACAATTGAATTAGATAATAACTTTTTATGTCATTATCCGATAGGTTCTCTTTACATTAATGCTTTAAAACATTCAAGTCCTCTTACAATGATTGGTTATGGAAAATGGGAAAAATATGCTGAAGGTTATGTATTGATGAGCGCTGATTCACCTACTATACAACAATTAGGTGATAGACCAGATGACCCTAAGAGTGGTAATTCACCAGATTATTTTTCACCTGGAGTAACAGGTGGTTCACCATCAGTAAAGATTACTGATTTGATTAGACATAACCATGAATGGATTGATTATGGCGGATATGATGGAAGATATAGAATGCAAGGTACACAAAAGTTCAGAAACAATGGTAATACTAGACACTATTATAGACTCGGTGGTTCATACAACTCAAGTTATAGCGGAAATGATGACCAGCATAATAATCTTCAACCCTATATCACCGTCAACATTTGGAAAAGAGTAAAGTAATATGGCACCCGTAAGATTATTAGATACACCTGGTTATTTTGTTATAACTAATGTTAATGCAGTCCTACCTGATGAATATAGAGACTTGAAAAATAGAGGGTTTGATTTTACTCTCAATTCACCGGCAGGTTCAATACCAGGGTCGATAAAAACTTTAACCGAACAAACTAGAGGTGGAGGTTCTGAATATAGACCTTTAACATACCAAGAATTAGATACAAATTTTAAAGAGTTATACCCAATCGGTTCGGTTTACATGAATGCCGATGATGAAAGAAATCCTAGAGAGTTGATTGGATTTGGAGTTTGGGAAAGACTTTCAAGTGGTACGACTTTAATGGGTGTTGATGCTGGTATAGGTTCTTCAACCGACCCCCGTAATAAAATTCTTAATGCTTCAAAAACTGGTAATATAATAACTTTAAAATTACAAGCAAAACCAACAGCCGCGCAAGATGCAGAAAATCGTCTACAACCTAATTCAGTTTCAAGCACATGGAGAAATAAAAGAAAATTTAATTACTATCCTGGTATGGATATTAATGTTCAAGGATTAAAGAAACCAAATGGAGAAGCGGGCCCTAGTGGTAAATTTACAATTCTTTCAGTTGATTCTGATTTGGGTGTAAATAATCAAATTGCTCCACAAGGTACTGATGAATTAGATAAAGCTGCATCTGACCAAAACTTAATTAAAATTGTATATAGTGGAGATAATTCTTTTGAAGGTGATTATAATATTGGAGGTGCAAGTGATAGCTTTTCTGATAATGCTTATGTGACTTATCACGATAAATCAGTCTTATCTAATGATACCAATTCATCTGGTAGAGTTGGAGTTGGAATCACAGGTGGAAAAAGATTAGCAGATGTTGACCAACAACAATTCCCACCACACGCTCATGATTTTGCCTCTCTTCGTCAATCTAATAGAAGTGAAGCAGCGACTGGATATATCAAATCAACTAAAAAATGGTATCAATTTGATGATAAAGAGGAATGGGTAGAACAAGGTAATAAATCAGTACCATCTGGTACTAGTACAATAGATGAAACTGGCTATCGGTCCGATGTAGCAAGTCAAGGGAGTGGAACTTCTCAAACTCACGAAAATAGACAGCCTTATATGGCTGTCCATATGTGGAAAAGGATTCAGTAATGCCTGGTGTAGTAAGAGTCGGTAAGGATAGTCATATTGGACATGCTTCAGGTACTCCGAATCCTTTTCATAGAACTAAATATTTAACCGGTTCTAGCAATGTCACGGTAAACGGAGTTCCAGTGGTTCGTGGTGGTGGAGTAGATAGAACAGCCTGCGGAGATGTGACAACTGGGTTATCCGGCAATGTCACTATAAATGGAATCGGTGTTCACCGAATCGGAGATTCAACTGCTGGACATGGTTCTTGGGGAGGTAATGCGGCTGCAAGTGGCTCTACAAATGTTTTTGCAAATGGAGGCAATCCAGTCGGAGAAGAATTGCCAGTAATTCCAGTTACTTTTTATTCTCAACAAAACGATCCGCCACCCTCTGACCCAGCACCACCGCCACCTGAAGCTCCGGCACCAGAAGAATCTGCAGTTTCTCCTAAAAGTATTGTTGTTCCGTTATTAGTTGGTGGTACCAATAGTCCAGCTAATTTAGTATATGCATCAGATGGTACTTTATTAACAACTGCAAATGTTAATGATAGCCCTGGTCAAATCAACACAAAACTAAGTTCTCTATAATGGCATATTTAATTAACGTTAAAGAAGGTGTAACCGAAAGTACAATGTATCAATATTGTTCTCGAATAGTTGATGAAATGGCTACATGGCCTACTGCATTTAGAGCCGAGCTTACCACTGAACAAAAAGAATTTTTAGAACTACACGAAAACATTTCTACCATAGAGTCAGAAGAGGAATTAGCAACTTTGATTGATGATGATGGTAGTGGTAGTAAAAGTATAACTTATGCTCGATATGGTGCACCTCATAAAAGATTAATCGCTGCAGTACCACCAGTTGGTGTCGGTGACTGGGCAGCAGGAAACGGAAATTGGGGTATAGCCAGACACTTTATAGATTCTAATACTACATCTTGTTATTATAGAAATACTGATGGTGTAACCCAATATAACGCTCCACAATTTCCTTTTACTTATAATTATAATTATGATGGTGAAGGTGTAGATATTATAATGAATCTAGCAACTTATTTGAATCACGATGACCCTGGTTTTAAAAATAGTGATGGTACTACTAGATTACAATTCTTTCAATGGAATACTTTAGAAGGTCTTGGGAATTTACCCGATATACCTTATACAAATAAAACTCAATCACAATACGCAGATTATATAAACAATCATGCTGAAGCAGTGGCTTATTGCGCATGTCATAATGAATATGGTGTTGCAACAGGAGCAAACATATATGTAATACCTAGAGATACTGTGCCATCCACATATTTTTATGAAACAGCTAGACAATTTCATTTACAGAAAAAAGCTGGGAAGATTCCTGGTGTAAACGCAAATAGACCAACTATATATCTCCAATCATTTAGTTATAGAGTACTAAATAATATGGCAAACCAAGGGTTCGAAAGTATACATTTTAGAGGTACAGAATATGACCCAAAACAAGGTGCATTTGGTGATACTGGTATCTATGGGCAGATTTCGACTTATGGCGGTTATCACATGATTTTACCAAATGCTATGTTTGGTTCTAATTATCTTAGGGCCACAGACGGAACATGGAGTAACGTAACCTCCACATTCAGAAAAAGTTCATCACTGGTTGATTCTATTAATTTAATGCATGAAGCGGGTGTTCACATGGTAACATCTGCCGGCAATGAAAGGAATAAACTTTGTTTACCAGACAATATTGATTATGATAATAGAGTAACGTTTACTAATATAACAGCACCTGGTGGTTATAGCTATGCTTATTATACTAATAGAGTAGGAATGACAGCCGGGACTCACACTATTGTGTCTGGCGCTTTAGGAAATGCATTTGGCGCACCAGAATTACAAGACTTAACAGGTGGTAAAGAACGAATGGCACATTTTAGTGGTAGAGGAGATAGAGTTGATTGCTGTACTGCAGGAGAACAGATACCTCTAAAATTATATACTAGAGGTACACAATATTACGGAAGCGGAACTTCTTTTTCTTGTCCATTCTTAGCTGGAATGCTTGCTTTAGTTTTAGAAAAACATCCCACAACAACACCGGCGCAATTAAGAAAATACGCAAGAGATTTTATGATAAGCACTGAAAAATTATACGACCCTGGGCGGGCTCCAATAGAATCTAATATAGATGGAGACATACATTATTTTGCTAATGAAAATTCATTGATGGGTTATTCTGGTAACATTACTTTCCTTGACCCTGGTATTCCTATTGACCCAACCACTATTACCGATACCACAATAACATCGCCCGATTCAGAAAAAGCAATTAATGCTAAAGCTGCTAAAATAAATTTCTCAGTCGCTGATATAAATACTAAACTTGCGAGTATATAAATAAAAATATGTTTGGTTTAATTACAATGTTACTATCGACTTTAGGCGCCACCGGTATGGGGTCGATATTAAAGATACTTGGTGGATTTATACAGAGTGCAAGTGATGAAAGAGAAGCAAAAGCAAAACGCGAAATGGCCAGAGACCTGGCAATGTCTAACGCAGATGTTAAATTCCAACAAGCGGTGTTTGGTAATGCATCAGACCCCGAGGCTACTCTCTTTACTAGGGCTACTCGGCGTCTCATTGCTCTTATCGGCATGCTCAACTTCGCGACAATTTCAATTCTCTGCACCCTCTACCCTGGAATTGAACTCATTACCTTTACCCCACCAGAATCCAAAGAAGCAATGTCAATCTTGTGGGGACTCGTCAAAATCCCCAGTGGAAACGAAATCACCTCCACAATCACCACAGGGCACATCAGTCTGGTCAGCATCGCCACTTTGGGAGCTATCGTCGGGTTCTATTTCACACCAGGTGGAAAAAGATAAGTAATAAAATATCCAGTTTGTATAAATAAGAATATGACTGGAGATATCTTAAACTTTATCAATTCGGTGGGAGTTCCAATTACTGTAGCTCTAGCAACTGGTGGATTTTTATTCTTAATATTAAAATTCATCTTGGCTCAAGTAACCAGTTCAATTAAAGGTCTATCTGAGTCACTATTATCTTTAGAAAATAAATGCGATACTATGAACAATGACATAGTTAAAATCGATTGTTTATTTTCATCATTTTTTAATGTTGAGCCAAATCTTGACAGAATAGCTGCAAGTGAAGGTAAAGAAGATTGCAGAGACGACTAATAATATGAAAGATTTAATTGAAACAACAAAAAAGGTTTTAGAAGGCATAGATTCTTCTGACACTGGAGGCGCTGAAGAGGTATCGATGGCAATGACTCAAATAAAAGGTATGAGACATTTCTTAGATGGAATCGAAACACGAGTTCAGACTGAAGGTGACATGGAAGAATGGTATCAAAATAAATTAACTAAAGCTCATGATTATTTGAAAACACTATACGGATATAGTAAAGGAAAAGGCGAATAATATGAGCGGAAGAGATTTTACATTTTGGGCAGACACAATTCAAACATTTGGATTTCCTGTCATAGCACTACTTTTAACTGGATACTTCATTTGGTACATTTGGAAATGGGTAACAAAAGAAGTTAGACCTGCTTTATCAGATGCAAATAAGTCCCTTGGTATTCTCAAGAAACAGATACAAGCTTTAGACAACGACATGATTCGATTGAACATGAAGTTAAAAATATTAATCCAAGAAAGACAGATTGTTGATAAACACAAGAATCTTTCTCCACAAGAAGAAGAACTTTAGGGAAGAGTATCACCTAGTGTGTGAAGAGTACCTAAAAACTTTGAAATGACAAATTGTCATTTCAAGATTTATAAAAAACCCCCACTCTTTCGAATGGGGGTTTGTCGTTTTCTATTTAATTTGCTTGGATTTACGCCATGCAGCACGATGATACATTATCCAATCCATAAGAGCTTTGTCCCAGCCAATATCTTTACCAGCCTTTTCGGATTCGAGCCACTTATGTTTTAGAATCTCATCACGTTCAGCACAATAATATTGATATACTGAACTATTTTTTGCTAAGTCTTTTGATTTCAATCCGTCTGCAAAAGCGTAATGTAACCAAGTATTTAATTTACTTGCATACATCATACTTAATCTATTAATGAACGTTACGATTGTAACATCTTTATTTATACAAAAAACCCTCACTCTTTCGAATGAGGGTTTGTGAATTTCTTATTAAAGCAAATTAGAAATTTAGGCTAAAACCTACATCGGTTGTAGCTTCGAAGTCATCACTATACAAATCATTTTGTAAGTAATTAAACTTCACATATAGTGCCTGTACATTTAGTTTTGCATATCCTAAAAGATAATCATAGTTAACGTCATAATCAAATGACTTACCATAAGCACCTCCTACTGAGACAGCAAAAGTACCATTATCGAATACGGACACATCGGTTGATAAATCAACCGTGTATTGACTATCTTCATCAATAGCTACATCTACCACTGAATCAACACCTAGCAATGATAGACCATAAGTAGCTCCGACTTCGAATGTATCTTCATCGGTTGAACTCAATAGTCCATAGACTCCAAAATCACCAAGAGGTGTGGATAGTCCTGTTGATAATGTTGTATATAATTGTGAATCATCAGTATTAACATATTCGATGTTAGCACCGAAGATACCTAGCTCACCACCGAGAATCACATAATTGCCTTCTCCGGTATAGAGACCACCATCAATACGATTTTCATAATTACCTACTTGAAGAGTAGTAGCTGCTTCTGCTTTATTACCTCCACCGAAGATAATAAGAAGAGCGATTGCTCCTACACCAATTAGGAACCATTTGTTAGTTAATAGTTGTTTCATATGTTATTTTTTCTTTGTTGTTTTAGCTGATGTTGGTTTACGTCGAGTTGTTGGTTTCTTCGACTTTGCCTTTAATTCTTTTAATTCAGCTTCTGCTTGGTCGGCTAACTCTTTAGCCTCTTCTACCAAAGCATTTAGTTTTTTAATATTATTGCGAGCTACTAGTGCACCGGCAATAGCGCCCACAATAAATGTTACAATTAATGTAATCATGTTTATCCTTTATTTTTAGTCACGAGTGTAGATACCTTGAAGATGGTCTTCAAAGGCTTCTATCTTACTCATTCTCTTTGGCCAATATATATACTCCTTTTCGGGGTTGGCCTTGAGGTTGTTCAATAGAGGTTGAATAGCATTGTATAAGCTATCCACCTTAGCTTGTAATTTGACGGTCGAAGAATCCGCCGCCGATAGTTTACTTTCAGCTTCAGTCTTAATCTTTTCCGCTTCTTGATAAGCGTTAAGTTCAGTTTCATCAACTGCTGTAAATCCGAAATCAAATAAATCTTCTGAGCCCATATTTAATCCTTTAATCATCTATTTATATTATTAAGCATCTCGATACACTTATCAAAGACCATGTCTACTGATATCTTCTGATTAGCCTCTTTACAATGGTGGCTAGGGTATAATGCCCCTGTTGGATTTTCATCTAATCCGATTGAAATGTTATTGTCGTAATGTAGAGTTTTTGTTGACATAAAATCACCAACAATTCTGACACAAGGTACTTGAGCTCCTGCCCAAAAGTGGCTAAGTAATCCATCAAAGGTGACACCCATCTTAACTCTACTTTTACAACATAAGGCAACTCTTAAAGGAACATCAGTTATATTTAAAGCATTTTGTAAAAAAGGCTCATCATATCCTTTACCAGGTGGTTTAAATCTAAGTATTCGATATCCCATATTATAAAGTCTGTCAGTTAAACCTTCCCACTTATGAAAGCCCCAATCTTTGTTTCCTTTAAAGAAACTATTTTTTACATCGGGGTTTACAACTATACATTCACTAAAAGGAATTGCTATTTGTTTTTCCCATTCATCAGCCTGGTGTTCTTCTTCTTCAGAAAATCTTAGTTTAAAAGGAACTGGTTTATAATCTTCGTTCCAATCAAACTTATCACCATAACCATCATATATTTTTTGATTTACATAATAAGGTATATTATAATCAACCTCTTCAGATGGATTCTGTCGAGCATTAACTTTAACGTATGGTTCAGATTCGTCAGATTGCAACCAAGTAAGAAATTCAACGTTTTCCATCATTGGCGAACGAGAATTGCCATCAACTGGATAAATCTTTTTACCCGTTTCCTTGTGAATCTTCTCAGCTTCACCGAGAAACATCATGTCATCACCTAGTCCCATTAGTATTCCGAATGTTGTTTTTCTTCCATTATTTCACTACCAGAGTACTTATTGATTTGCTTTTTCAAATAAGCTCTATGGTCATTTAAAATATAAACTAATCGAGCAAGTTCAGTGAAGTCTTCACCAAAATCTTTTTTTGCTTCATGCGCTCTTTTATCATCTTCAATATCCCAAAGTAATTCATTTACTCTGGCTAAGCATTCGACAAAAGAATAAACAATTCTATTGTGTTTCAATCCTTTAATTTTTTCTTCTAAAAGTTTGAGTTCTTTATCAACATCCATACACTTAGAATGTTTAATCTGTAGGATTGTAAATTTATCATATAACTCTCCGTATGCTACTGGTACATCAATCATTTGTAAATTCCTCCACCTTCATAATTAGGATAAGGGCGATGTGGATTCTCTTCCATCTCTCTTTTTCTAAACTCATCAACCGTCATTGGTTTTTCCTTTTTAACTCGTGTGATGGTTGTCTTTGGCTTTTGTCGACATAATACAATCCAATTACTAAAACCATTTGTTAATACACAAAGATAGATTCCTGCCATTATATCAAATAATGCTATTCCGAAAGAAATAAGTAAACCTGCTAATATATAATATTTTTTCATTACTCTACTTCTAGCTCCTCACCGACAATGCAACTACTTAAACCCGCGTCCCATATAGTTCTTTCAAAATTTAAGTCACCCCAATCATCTTTACCCATTTCGATAATCCAATCAGGTGGGGTTTCGGTGAACTGACCATCTACCAAATAATATAATCTACCCTCATTTGAATCTTCTTCAATTCGAATAGTCAAAGGTTTACCATCGACTTCTAAGTTATAATTAGTTGTCTTTTTGAAGTAAACCTCGTTACCTTCTTCTAATAATTTAATACTCATACTTGTTTTAAAACACTCCTATTACCACTTCTAGTGAAAAATTTTCTATTTGCTGAATAAGATTCTGGTGACATAACTTCAATAAAACCACCAGTCTTATGTTCATATACCATTCGTCCTTTTACTCTTTGAACGTTAATTTTTTTGGCACAACCTAAACAATGGGGTAATCCCAAAGATACTCTGGCTGGCTCAATTATTCTACCACAACATTTACAATTATTTGACATATTATTATATTACGACAAATAATGACAAATGTCAATAGTTAAAATGCTTTTTTTACAATCCGGCCGCATCTATTTCATTAATAATTTTAAGAGTGTCGATTTTTCTACGAATAGAATTTATAATAATTTTTTTACCTTCTTCACCAGTCCAATGAATAATTCTTTTATCTTTATCGTCCTCACCTTTAAGAAGAGACATTCTTAACCAATTAAACTTTTCAGGTAATTCTTTAATATTTTTATCACTTATTTTTGTAGTCAATTCCCATAATAACTCTTGGTCTCCACGACCATAAGGTCCTTTTGGATTTAAACAAGAAGCTTCCCATT